GGGTGAGCGCGCATTTTCTCTGTGAAGCCACACGAAGCGGTGCGCTGGCCTTCAACTTCATCAACGATGAGTTGTACCAGTTCGCCAGAATCCGTAGTGTATTCAGGAGCGGTCTTAACGGTCAGGTTCGGGAAGTTCTTTTTGAGAATATCCGAAACGTTTACGTTAAATTCCGTGGTCTTAGTCAGCGCAACTTCCGAAGCAGGCGACATAGCCAGCGTCATTGCGGTATCCAATTCCACTAGACCGTTAGCCCGGCTTTGCAGTTGCTTGTACAGCTTCTGAATATCGGCCAGAACTTCCAGAGCCGTGGCGTTGGTCCAACCAGTACCGCCAGCAGTTTTGGTAGTCGGGCTGATAGCAGCCGACAGGCTCGGGTCATTCAGCAGACCGTAGTTTTGCAGACCGCTAACGCCGAAGAAGTACGTTTTGTTTTGGTACTTGTTCAGAGTCAGAGCCGAAGCGATATTCACACGGTTAGCCCAGTCGATACGAGCCAGACCAGCGCGTTCCAGTTCACGTTCGCCCCATTGGGTCATAACTTGATAATGGAACGATTGACGCTGCGGGAAGTTGCTGTTTACACCAGCGTTACCGCTTTCGCTGTAATCGCCGTATGCAGACGTAACGCCCGTAGATTCAACGACCGGGAACATGGCAGTCTCGGTAGTCCAATCGCCCTTTTTGACTTCATCGCCGACGATTTCAGCAGCCTTCATCGGGCTAACCAGAACATCAATCAGTTTTGGGTCAATGTAAGTCGAAAGGAAAGCCGGGATACCGCTGTTACTTGTCGTAACGAGTGCCGGTTGTGCATCACAAGCAAAACCATCGTTTGCCATGCGGAGGGCAATGCCATCGGCCTGAAAATCGACGTTTGGTGCACCCATGAAATGGACACCAGCTTGTTGCATCAGAGCTTGAAGAATCGGATTCATGTTAATGGCCCCTTATTTGGTGATAACGGCCACTTCACCCACACTAGCAGGGCGAGAAATGACGAAATCGGTTTCAACAAAGCCGGAGATTTCAGCGCCAGCCACACCTGGTTGCATGGTGCCATCGGACAGTTTAGCAAAAGCCTTCTCGCCCTTTTCAGCACTAGCGACCGTAACGGTTGCGTAATAATCGCCGGTACGCATCAGCGTGACAGCAAAACCTACCGGAATCAGGTTGCCACTTTCGGCCAGATAGGTCGAAATGAGGGCTTGCTGTTCGCGATGGATAAAGCCATCAGGAGCGCCGGTGCCGGTGTTATTGAGCGTCTTGCCATCAGTATCGATCCAGGCAAAACGACCAACGGTAACGCCAGAAGCGCCAGCCACAAAGCCAGATTCTGGGGCGACGACTGCGGCGCGTGGATTGCTCGAAGCAAAATCACCCGCAACGGCCGGTGCCGGTGTCACATTGACTTGAGTTTGAAAGCCCATGGTGTATTCCCCTTATTAGGCGTTACGGAAACGAGCAGCGCCTGGGAACTTTGCGGCTAGGCCAGCAGAGTCTTGGGCAACATGCACGGGTGCCGAAGCTGCGTTAGCAGAGGCGGCTACCTTGAATAGTGCGCGAAGTGCCGAAACACCTTCCACACCCTGACGATCCACCTTCATGTGGTCGAGAGCGAAGCCATAGATATCGGAAGCCGAATCCATAGCAACATCACCGACAACCGGGCGAACTTCGCGGGCGGCTTCGGCGGCATCACGCAATTCTTTGCGCAAACCGTCCATAGCAGCTTTGACTTCTTCCGGCTTCATGCCAGCTTCTTCCGGATCAGCATCAGCGGCGGCTGGGGCTGTGGGTAGAAGGGCGCAAGCTTCGTTGATAACTTCGTCGTCAACTTTGCCAGCCAGCAGAGCGCGAAGCTTATCGGCGGGCGACTGGTCGGCGGCGGCCATTGGAGTTTCAACCGGCTTAGGGTCTTGCTCCACGTCAAGCAGCGCGTCGATGACGTTATCAAGTTGCTGTGGATCAAGATCGGTGTCGAGAGCCAGCAGTTTCGATTTAACGTCTTCCTTCTTAAAGTTTTTGCGGGTAGCAGGGCCAACCAGCGCAGGCAAAGCGGAATCCGCTGCCAACACAGGAGAGGCCGCGCACAGAGCCGCAAAAAGGGCCTTGCCCAGTTTGGTCATCTTCATGGCGGATTCCTTGAAAGTGAAAGGGTTGTGGTCGGCAACTACTACATCAGACCCAGCGCGGCCAACCTCTACTAACGCCAGGTGATTTCCTTTAATTTCTGTCATACGCCCGTCATATGGCTGACCTTCAAACTCGCCAGGCTCCATGACGGGGATGTATCGATAAGCACAGGATAATTCCCGCACTTTATCAGTTTCAATTCCCGCAATTGCATTAGCATCCCAAACGCAAATATCAGCGTCGAGATACGGGGAATCGAAAATAACTTCGGAACCAATTGAACCCACAACTAAATCAGGTTGCGGAGAATCAACAGTTACCGGGACATGCTTTGACAAAATAGGTAAGCGGGCAAAAGTCGGCGCACCGCGCTCTAATTCAACCGGATCACGCAATAAGCGATAGACCTTAGTTGGATCAAGTCCTAATTCCTCATAGCCCGGTATTTCATTCCCGTAATAAGGATTTACCGTTGCTTTTGAAATGTGAGAGCGGTCAACGTGCAAACGACCATCCGCATCAATGCGGCGGGCGCTTCGGTCAAAGGCTAACTTAATCGTTGTCATAGTCGGATTATGGCACTAATTGCTAAAAATGCAAGTGGTAGTTTCATTGCCCAGATTAGTGAATTTGTAAATACCAGTGCTGCCAGCAGGTGCACCCAATTGACTAACCATTGAATCACCAACGGTTGAAGCTTGGCCGCTGGCATTCGCGGTTTTGACTTTCATCAAGTCATAAAGAGTGCCGCCGGTAAATGTGCCACCGCCAGTAAGAGTGCATTGAGGGACATAGTGAGGCAACGGATTATCTGCAAATTCACACTTGCCCAAAACCGGCAACGTGTCGCCAAATACACCGGAAGGCGTGGTGTTACGATAAATATCGCAGCGCACATCACCGGAATCAATGTGCATCGTAAAACCGCGAATAATGATATCCAACGGACGAACCATTTTTATAACGTAGGTTGCGCCGACAGCCAAAGTTATTTCTTTGAATGTGCGGAATTGAGTACCAGCGTAAAAGCTGCCCAATTCGGAATCGACTTTGACGCGGTTATTGCGGTTTCCAGATTCAGAAGACGGATACATGCTCAATACCTCAAATCGGCAATATGGCCCGACTAGTACAGCGGCAATTTATTTCCTCCCCTGGCTGTATAAATTCGCCGGAAATTTTGCAACCTTCCGCTATCTTATACCTTTTTCCGTTTGCTGCAACATGATCGGGGCGCGGAGTTTTTCCGGCGTGCGAGTGCATCCAGATAGCTTCGGTAATGCCCAATTCCATTTGACGCGCCCGGTTAACTACCGCATTGGCCTTATTTGATTGATCCCGCGCAATCAATTCAGCGCGGCGGCTGGCTGCGGGATATAGCGTTTTCAATTCTCTAACCATCGTTTCGAGATCGCGCCCCGCGCTGTACGAGCGCATAACGATCCCTTCAACTTGCTGCAAATACTTCTCTGGAATTGACTTAATAAGGCTGATATTTTCCTCAAGGGAGGCGTTAAAAGCATCTCTTACTGCGGGTGTTAGATTGAATTCAACGGACCAGCCAGCCTCTTTAAGCGCCCGCCGAAATGAATTGTCGCTAGTCTTAAACATCCCTTGCAGATAGGCTTGTGCAATCTTTGGCGCGTATTCTTCAAATCGATCAATCCAGCGTTTAGCTAGATCGTCTAACACCTTTTTAATGCTGGCACTCGGGGCGGCATCTTCTGCCAGATTAACCAAAGCGGCCATACGCGGCGGGGTTTTGCGATAAGCAGCAGTCAGCCAATACTGAATAGATGAGTGCATTTCAGCAATCAGCCGCTGCATGGCCTTGCGGTACTTGGCTTCCACACCTCGATTAGCGTGGACCGCCCGCACGGTTATGGGTTTAGGCTTTGTTGCCATGCTTTTCTACCAATCGTTGCAATTCGCTGTAATCCTCAATCAAATTAACAACGATTTGCTTATCGTTCGGTGACATTTTATTTAAGCGCCCCCGCGTATTATATCGATCAATTAGCCCCGCAACGGCATTTATATCACTTTCAAGTGCCGTTATTGCAGGATGACCAGCGGGAATCGAACCTTCAAATTTTTTCAAGTGTTTTTTGAATTCCGACAAGCTTTTCTTTTTGGCAGCAATTTCTGCTTTCACGGCATCATGTTGTTCTTTATTAGCCGTACCAATTCCAAACTGCCCGTTTGCAGCGCGTGGATGATCGCCCTCATTAAATTGCGCATCTTTGCCCAAAAAAGCCTCTGCCTCATCGATAGGCGGCACGATTTCGATCGTAGTATCCAGGCTTTGATAACCGCTGTTCGGATCACGCGCTAGGCGTTCGCGCTCCTCGCTGGCATCAATAACACCCAAATCGATATAAGAAGCGGCGGTGCGGCTATCGGCCTCCCGAATATCTGCCAGCTCTTTAGGTGTCATCTGGTAAAGCGGGGTGAACGTGAAACCGATATCCGGGTCAATTTCGCCAAATAGCGATAGTTGCACCACCTTAAGGACGGTTTCCAACGGTTCGCGCCAATTAGCTTCCTGTTGTGCAGCAATCCAATCATAGAAGACGCGAATTTCCCCATCACTCGACGCATTAAGGCCGCTCGGCGAAATGCCAGTCAGCACGATAGCCGGAGTACGCGAAACGCTGCACATATGCTCTTGACTTTGCGCTTGCAATTCATGAAGGCCGGAAAGCGGCGTATTGACTTGGGCCAATTCCTCACGCTCTTTATCCAAAATCATCAGCCCCTTGTTGCTTCGAGTAGCCGTAAACAATTCAGCGCGGGCAAATAGATCGGAGCCGTCATCATCACCTTGCAGCACTTGTCCCAAATCGGTAGCAAGGGCGGTAATGGAAAAGTTGTTAATCAAATCAGCGACACTTTGCCGCGTGCGTAGCCAGTTGTTAACGTAAGGTTCGGCAAGCTGTGATAACGACATGCCAGCAAAGTTAAATGCCGGTTTTAAGATATCGGGTAGCGGGCGAGTAACCACGGTCATCAAGCGCGAAGCGTGGACTTCCTGCCCCAACATAAACCACTTTGACGGCTTATAGAAGTCGGGCGCGGCGGGGTCTAGCGCGTTATAACCGGCGGGCGTAGTCCACACGGCTTCAACCGGCACAACACGCGCCAGCTTTTTAAGCTTAACGGTGCGCGGGTCTAAGATAAGCGGCGTGCTACGGTCGGCACCATCAATATCAATAAAAATTTGAGCGCGGCCAAAGTAACAGTCATGCTCGGCCGCCCGCTGAAATACCTCACGCACATTCAGGCGCTTGAATTCATCTTCGATCAGTTTGATTTTGTCAGCAGCCGAATCGTCATCATCTTGTTTGCTAGTGAATTCAATCCATTCGCGAGTCAGTTCGGTCGATAGCGTTGAAGCAAAGGCTCGATATTCGGCGCGGGTTGCGAGTTGCGATAAGTACGGAAAGCCCGGGAAACCACCACCGGGGAAAGCCTGTTGCACAAAGTTGTATTGATTCGTATCCATCGCCATAACGGGCGCTGTATGCCCTGCTGGCACTACTCCGGCCATAATTTCGGGCGGTTTAATTGGGTATTCGTAGCGACCTAGACCAGAATCAGCAGCCAGCATTTTGGCTTTATTTGCAGCTCGACGCATACCGCTACCGGCTTTGCGTTTCGGTTCATTACGCCGAATGCGTTGCGTAGTCTTTTCGGTCATGGTCGAAACTCCATAAATTTGGTGCGGTAGCTCTCACAGCGGCCCCGCTCTGCTGTTGCTCGGTTCTCCGGCATATCACGCTGACTTGCTACGCGAAGCATCGGCAGCGATTGTAACTCATCTACCCATGGCCTTGTTAATGGCTTCCTGGCTGATTTTGAGTTTGTTAAACAACGGATATAGACGGCGTAACGCCTGTGTCAGCGCGTCAACTTGGTCATCATTAGCAGAAGCGGGGAACGATGTCAATTCTCCGACTAAATCTTTTACCCATGGCGCAACGTCCGGATGTGGCAGCCACACGTTACCGGCTTCCCAATAACTCGTTACTGCGTGCGCCCGTGCCAGCTTTGAACCATCAGGTTCAATCGGAATAATGCCGTGCACAGAGCCTTTGAGCGTATCAATGACAGCGGGACCATTAGCTTTGTCTTCGATGAGAATTTCTCGAATTTTCGGCCATTCGTTGCGAAGTTTGACAACCTCCGAAACGGTCTTTGTAAACGACATGCGGGCGCGTATTTGAGCCAAAAGGTAGCTATTGGCGCCAGCTTTACCCCAGACCTGTCCGACAACAAAGTCAGTCCCGTCAGTATCTTTAAACGTGCAATCCCATGAAGCCAGAACCTTGTCAAACTTACCGGGCAGGTCTTTGGGCAAGTAATACCGCAAGCCGTCCTCTTTGAAGACGTTACCACCCAGAGGGCGCGGGTTCTGTTGGTACATTGCCGCCCACCAGTAGTCAGAGAACAGACCCTTAACTTCTCGCAGAAACTCAAGGCTTTTAAGTTCAGGAACTAGCGCACCCTCTGGTAAC